TGGTCACCGATTCCTGCCACGTTGAAGTATCTAGAGACTCACTGTCATCGCCACCTGCCGACCTATAATCGAAATCCCACTGGACATCACCACTTATAGCGGCCGCCGTCCAGATTATTTTCCCCTGTGTAGTCCCTGCAGTACTGTAGCCTTTGGGTATTGTATATATGCCGCCCAGAGTCCTCTTGAAGGAAGCATTTAACTTGAATGCCCATATACCGAAATCAGCCAGAGCGTTACTGGCATGATTCTTAAAATTATCCGGATACACGTCTCCTGAACTATCGGGTAGGACTTTGCCATTCAATATCGAAAGCCATTTTTCAGCCATCAGACCAGGTCTCCTTTACATCGATTCATTACAACAAGTGCAAATGCCCACTTTTTAATTTTGTTAGGCAGAACGATCGGAGAAGTTGCCGTATCTATTGCCGAAACTGCACTTGCTTTATTCGAGTCCAGCCAGTCTTCGATTGCCTGTAAAAAGGTAGCCGCCAAATCTCCTGAATATTCTATGGTTAAATTGGCAATGTCTTTTTCCTGCTTAATACGGCGGGCAAGCTGGTTGGTCATTTCGTTTATTTCTTCATTTGTCAAAATCGCCATTTGTTTACCTCGTATCGTATTAAACCGCTTACAACGGGCTGATTAATCAAGCGTGACGTCTAAATCGCCTGCCGCAAACTTTGCCGTATCTCCACTGATTATTGCCTTGGAAACGCCCAAGGATCCGTGAGCCAGCATGTTACCAGCGGTTGCAGCGTCAAATAGTGCGAAGTGTGTTAACGTTCCCCAGTTACCGGTTGCTTCCGGGAAGGTGATGTCGTTGGCGTTGTCTATCGCACCTCCCGAAGCTGCATTCCAGTCGACCGCGCCCGTAGAAACTCGTGCGTAACCGTTACCGCTCGGTTCAGCCAGACCGGCTGCATCATCTCCAGGATCGGCTGTTGATAATCCGACGTAGATGGTAGGAGGGGTATAACTGCCTTTGCTGAAAAGATGGTCTAATATTTCGTTCTCCCAAAAATCTGCAAAACTTCCCATAGTAAAATTCTCCTTATCTTCTTTTACCCGCGCTCGATACAGCCGGAAGATTCGATTAAGTGCTGAATCAGCCCTTCGATGAGCGGGTACTTTTTTACCTGAGACATGCCGCCAACGTATTCGACCGTCTTCTGAATAGGACCCGCTTTGACTGACTTGCTTCTTATTACACCCGCCTTGGACAGGTCGTCGAGAAGCGTATCGCCTTCTATCACTCTGAGTGCCAGCTCGGCAGCCGCGTCCCTCAGCCGCTGAGGCAATTCATCCGAGCTATAGTAGTAACCATCCGCGTCCTCTACATTTGCCCGCGGCCATGCAAGCGCCTGGCCCGAGTTGGACCGCCTGCTTTTCCACTTACCGTCGTAACGAACGTCGAGATACTGCGTAGCCAAACGCAATGCTTTCTCTTTGTCGGCCGCTGCAGCGCCGCTCCAATCGGCAGATCCGCTGTGGTCAGTATGGTAGGTATCGGCATCGGCAACCGACAGATAGCTGTTCGCATCGCCCTTGCCGGTACCGTCCTCGACAATTAAAGACATCGGTTACCCCGCAAACTTCAGAAGGCCCCGTCAGCTTGTTTTGCCTGAATCGCGTCGACCAGCTCAGCTTTTTTCATTTGAGCAACTGGTTTGCCGTCCACCTCGACGATGCCCACCTGGCCTGCCATAGTTTTAAGCTCAGAAACGGTCAACTGGTCGAGGGTTTTGAACTCTTGCTGCAATTCGTTCTCACTGTGTTCGCCGTTTGTCTCGTCACGAGCTTTTGCCCCTGCTTCTGTTTCTTGCCCCGTCTCCTCGACGGGTCTGTAGCCCTTGGCCCGGTACTTGTCCAAATCTGCAGCATTAATTACAATTTTACCTGCAGGGCCTTTTACTTCTATAGTTGGAACTGAAGTCATCAAATACTCCTTTCTTTGGATATGCCATTATTAATATATACCCGCCCTATGAAGAAGGGCGGGTATGTTATTGATAAATTTTTCCTATTAGTTCTCGCCGCATCCGCGACATGCAAGATTAGGATCAAGTGTCTTGATGCCGTAAAGAGCGTCTAATGCAACATGAACCACAGATGAATTCCCGATATAATATAATCGGCTGCGCAAAGATAAGCCGGTTATCGGATCAGTTATTGATGCAATTCTAGCTCCAAGTTCATTGCCTATCTCCGACAAAGGTGCCATAGCCAAAGCAAAGGCGTTACGGTGAAATGCTAAATTAGCCCGATGAGTATCCGCCCTTACCGTTGCAGTCGCATTGTCCGTGTAATCAGCAATCAAAGCAGGCGTAATACTCACAGTGATTTCATTCGAACTCGCGCTTGCATCCGCTGTTACGGAATAGCGTTGTGTGTTACCGGCGAGCACAAGAGAGTCTCCTGCTAACAATGTACCAGTGAGTGAACTGGAATGATCTATCGTGACAGATGTTGCTCCCTTGCTATGCGCCCCCTTTAATTTCGGCGCTGCACATGAGAATGTCCCTGCCTGGTGAAGCGGAACGTTTTGGTTTGCGAATATCTCATAACCGTATTTTGTTCCCAAACTTCCTCTCCTCTGTGATTGTACGCCCTGGTCGCCGGCTCCTTGTTGCTGCGTAAACGCCGCCAAATCAAGTAGCCCTTTTTCAAGATTACCGTCAACCATGTAATGGACATTCCCTATGTCCTGAAGAGGAACTGCATTCTGGAACTGTACCTTTCTTACTCCGGTTATGTCACCGACTTCCGTGCTTCCGTTGTTGGCTAAATCGTAATACCAGGGAATGTCTTTGTAGAGTGCTACCAGTTTCTGATCAATATCGTCAGCCAATGCGTATGCAGCCGGTCTTATATGATCTTCGATGATTTTTTCTGTGGTAAAAGCCAGCTCTTTATCCGTTAAAGCAAATTTGACTTCTCTCCAATGCGCAAGCTGTAACTGCACGGATTCAACGGCCAAGTCTTCAGCGGTTCCGGGGGCATTTTGAACGGTAAATTTTGATGGTTTGCGAATGTTAATATATTCGCCTTTATTAAAACTTCTGCGCTCCTCGTCATAGCCGCGGTGCACACGAGCGGCCATACCAAGAGCCTTTTCCAAATGTATCAATGCTTCCTGAGCATAGAAAAGAGGATCGTAATAACCTAATGTATTTGCCATTTTCTTTGTCCTTTATTTATTAATTTATGCTTCTTGAATTTGCAGAGTTGTCCCTGCTTTTTTGGCTGCCTCTTTAGCAGCACGATATGTTTGCGGGTCCCTGGCATCCTCTCGTGATATTAAATGGACACCTAATTTCGTTTTTGTTACTCCACCACCGGCAGCTCCACTGCCGGTAGCTCCGGAACCGTTAAACAAAGGAGAATAGGCTTCATCGTTTTTCATTTCGGCTACAAGCTCGGAAATCGACATAGGAGCGGTCGACCGGGAAGCGGGGCTGATTCGAGAATTCCCGTCATTACCTATGACTTCGACCACGAACTCGCCTTTATCAGTTTCCTTCATCCGCGTTTTCTCTCGGATCGGATAGAGAAGTACGCTTGCAGACTTCGTACTCCCTCCATGCTCGTTTATTGCTTTGATCGCTTCGGCGTCAATCATAACTTTCTGAAGCTGGCCGTACCGGCGCTCCAGCTTCTGCTGTAGCTTATCAACCTCGGTTTTGTGTTTTTCAGTAAGCTGATTTTTCACTGCTTCTATCTGCTCCTTGACTTTTTCGTCAGGCTTCCAGTTGACCATAGCCTCAACTTTTTTGATCGCATCCCGCGCTTTATCCGCGTCAAGATCTGCGAAACCCTTAAGCTTTTTTTCCGCCGTTTCCCGTGCGGTTCTTTCCTTGCTCAAGGCTGATTTCAAGTTCGTTGCATCATCGAGGCCCAGACCGTCAACAGGAGTTACATCAAGCTGATACGTCCCGTCATCTTGTTTGATGTATTCCTTTTGGATCTCTTCCGACAATTCTGCAAATACTTCTTCTTTGATTCTTGCTGCCAGTGCCATAACACATTCTCCTTCGGCTTCCCGCCATTTTGAGGGGCGCCCGGCCCCCGGACTTCCCGTCCTGATTATTTATTTTCGAGCTGCTTCAGTGTTAACGGTCTATTTCTTCGGTCAACGAACTCTTTTATCTTCAATTTTCCGGAACGAAACATCTTTGCCCTGCTTTTTCCCAGCGCTTCATTCTGTATTTCCGTCGTCTGTTTTTTTAGCCATTTTGGATACGTCATATTCTCCGGTACCTGGCCGTTCATTGAGGCACGTGTTCCTTCCGGCGCTTCTTTAAGGCTGATACCCAGCTCCTTCCAGGATTTCAAAACCGGAGCATCCGTACACCTGCAGGAAAAATGCAGAGGAAGTTTCGGAGCTGATTCTATTGAATAAACTTTACCGCTGTTCTCTGCCTTGACACAGATCGGGCAGGTCCTCGTGTCAAGTGTGAGAATTATTTGTATGCCCTTGATGACGTCGGTGTTTTCTTTGTAAACCTCGGCTTTGGTTGCATGAGCAACGTGGCTGACCGAGCTGCGAACTACGGCTCTTAAGTGATGCCGGCTGATGTTCAGTATTCCATCGGAGTATTGAGCTGCCCGCGTTCCCTTGATTCGGCGTACTATTTGTTCGATTCCTTCTCCTTCAACGAGGCCAAGCTGGATTTGCTGGTTGACTTTGAAGGCTGTGTCCCTTGAAAGTCTGCTGAACCAGTCCTTAACCAGAATCCCCTGCATAGGAGTTTTTGTTACCAGTGTCTTCAGCAGCTTCGGTGATGGAGCTACAAAATCCAGGGCAATCGGCGTGGCGGTCTTTAAGGTTGCAACTTGCCATTGTGATTCGGCCTTTGCAAAGTCTCTGAGGTTTTCATACAGCCGACTCTCCATTGCTCGGTATTCGGCCTTTACGAGCTCGCCGTTTTCTTTGAAAAGCTTTAATAACTTTGGTGAAGTTCTCGTTATACTTCGCAGACTCTTTTCGATTTTAGCCAACAGTTTCGGCTCTACGGATTTGTTGAGTATCTTGATGATCTGATTTACCAGAGAGGTTTTATATCGCTCCAGAAAAAGCGCGTGGCGGATCGCACGGTCGGCTATGAGTTCGTTGACCGTTTGCGGCAAATCTTTCAGTCTGGGATCAATCCTGGGCATCTTCCTGATCTTTTAATCCATCTGGTTTTGGAAGTTCAAAAAATCGAACTGCTTTAATGGTTGGTTCACCTTTCAAAAAAGCTTTGACTACTCTATGCCAGCCGTTCATTATCCAGCCGCACGGCGCCATTGTTACAGGATATTTCAGGCTGCAATTCTTTATATCGATCATGTGTTCGATGAAATGCAGGAACGACTTCATGTCCCAAGGCATGACTCCCAAGTCAATACTGGCAACATCTATATCGAAAACCTCCAGGCCCTCCGATTCGGCGGCCTTTACCAGGTTCTTAACGTACCACCATTTTCTTCCTAAAGAACATGTCTCCGTCTCATAGTCATTGCCCGGTAAGTATTTTTTTAGTTCTAAGTGTTTCATTGCCCGTTAATCCTCCTCCATCCCTATCGTTCCCAGGGCAGGGCCTTCGTCCTCAATCCTTTCGATCTCTTCCTTGACTTCAACCGTCTCCGAAAGAATCGCCCGGCGCTTGATTTCCCGCAGGAACGTTTCGCGTGATATTTCCGAGGCTTGTCTGATTTTAATCAGGGCTTCTATGTCCTGAATTGCACGCAGTAACAGAGCAAAGTCATTGAAGATATCGACCTTGAAGTCCTCTGGTAATTTTGTCTTGATCCATTCGGCCGCGAGCATATAAGCCTGATAGATCATTTCTTCCTCGCTTAACACCCATGCCTGGATATCCGAATTGGCACGTGACTCGTCAATAGACTGGCCGGTTGCTGTCTGATTGCCGATTTTACGTAGAAACGGTTGTAAGCCCAGCACCATCATGCGTTCTTCGAGTCTTTCAATATCCTTGGCACCTGCCTCTATAGCCTTGCCGCTGTGCTCGGCGTATTCGACCTTCGCGTTTTCGTTTGTGCTGCTGATTATCTGATTAGGGCCTAAGGCAATTTTGTTTGCTTCCTCTTCGGTGAATCCCAGAACAACCAAAGTCGCTACTCTGGCGTAGTGAAGAATGTTTCGCTGGTCACTGTCGCTGCGGTAATGTGCAAGATTGACTTCGGCAAGCTCTTTCAAAGGCGGCTCCGCGGTCAAAAAGCCCGTCTGATTCGCATAGCCGGTTATCAATGGAACTTTGCCCAGACTGTTCTTGCCTTCCTGGGATTTTGTGTATTCTTCCTCGTCTTCGGTTTTGCGATACAGAATCCACTCCGTTGGCCGGATTACACGAATGTAGCTGACGTTTTGTTCTCCCCATTCTCCGTCAGGCTCGACCTGATTTTCCTTTATCCGGATTTGAGTCAGTTCCGGCAGGCCGGACGCGGATTTCTCCACCCTCCAGCCGATGAGCTGCTCGGGTCTGACGTGAACGAACAGAGGCTTGTATCCCTTATCCCTTTCTTGCTTGAGATTAGGTGTTTTACCCTCTTCGTTTACAGTAAGTGGGTAATCAACCAGGATATGCGACAGACCGCGATTGACAAAATCTCTGAAGATGTCTCTGGCAAGCTGAATCAGTGGTTTGCCCTGTCCATCAGTGTCATCTTCGATGTTATTTAACGGTTCCGGCAGTTTGCCCTGTATGGTTACAGGTTTGCTGAAAGGTTTGCTGCAGATGTTATTGGCGGTATCACCATAGGCGTTAAACAGCGTGGAGTTGGCTACTCGAGCCCTGTAATGCTTGGGAGTTTCTTTTTCAAATTTTGGCAGGTATGTCCCTGCGTTGGCCTGCATCGCTTCAGTGCCGCCCAGCAGGTCGTCTATTAGAGTCCACTGCGAAGCCATATCGCTATATGCGCTGCATGCACTATCTACATCTGCTTTTTTTGTTTTGGCCATTTTATTTTTGCCCCGAAAATTT